GCAACCCCTCAGGGTGCAATGACTCCTCTTGGAGTTACACCAGTATCGCCAGCTAAGCCGGCGACCTCCACCCACACTTGATGTGGACGGTGTGGGGCCGTCCGTAGCGCTGCAAATGCCTTGCGTCCTCAAAAGGTACAACCTTCAAGGGCGTTAGACATTTCATCAGCTTACCCAAGGTCCCTACTTTGGACCGAGGGGGCTGACCCCAGATATACATTCCCCGAACAAGAGGGGTTTGGTAATCCGGGTGCCACCGTTGGATCGGTTCGGTAAAACATACTGAATACCGACCCAATAGTGACGAGGTTTGTTCGACGATTGGCAGAGGACCGATATTACTACCGATCCACTCGTCTATCTGCCAGCAGGTTCCCCAGTACCCCCTTGAATAAAGGTGGTTCCGGAAGGATACCAAGCCAGCAACCTCAACAGCGTTACGCCTGTCACTCGGGAGCCTCTTCCGCAGACGCGCGACAGTAACATCGTCGCCTGCGAAATACTCTCGACCACAACTCTCCCTGAAATGCCCATTCCAGAAAGACTTAGTGGCATTCACACGCATCCCTAAGGATGTTAGAACGTGGAGACAGGCAGGCACTATTGGTGCGGGGACAGCAATATCATCCCCGAACACCCTGAGCCGTGTCAGAAGGCGCTTAACGCGACTCCTAGACCAACCGGCGGCATTAGCCGTCATCTCCATTGCATGAAGCACCACCGCAAGAAAGCAGAGGGACTCCACCGGGAAACATACGGCTGAACCCATAGACGCGAACTTCCGAAGGTCAATTATTTGGCCCCATGGAAGTCGAGCCTGCGTCGAGCGGCACGCCTCAAGCGCCCCCAAAAGATGAGGGTACCTATGGAAAACCGCTCGGACAAGCTGCAGCGTCACCCGATCCGAGGCTTCCGACAGATCGATGGTAGCAATACCACCGTTCATCGAGCCCTGGCGGGCGAGCTCCTGGTTAGGCTCTTGATCACTAAGATCAACGAAAGGAGCCCTACCAGAAAACTCGTGCGCGAACAGGCGGAGGAGCCCTTGCTGTGCGTATTGCATATGCGTGGGCTCAATCGCGATTATTCGTGCCTTTGCTGCCGTTTTAGGAACCGATGTCACCTTTACGGGTATCTCAGTTCCGGGTTCGTCCCACTGGATTTGGGTCAGCTGATCGAAGTAGCCATAACTTGGCACACAATGATCAGCACAGGGGAACCACTCGTCTAAACGAGCGGTCCAACGGCGGATATCGAATTTCCGATTACCGGTTATTCGATCCGCTGTCACCCCTGGCCCGTGCGAGCATAGGAGCTCCCCACGCCAGACAGCCGCGTCAATATCTGATAGCGACTGCCCGACATACCGGGGAAGAACCGTACTCAACTCATCCATTAAATCTTGTGGATGAGTCTCCAGTGTTCGCTCACACTCGACAAAACCGTCCAAAGTCGCTTTTTCACGGCGGCTATCGCAAACCTCAAACAGCCGGCTGAAAACAAGTGTTACTTGCCGGACTGCCTGAATGGCTGCGGTGGACGGTTGAGCGAGAATGCAACCAGTCCTCGAGTCAAAGATGAGCTCCAGGAAACCTCGCAGAAATGCTGGGAGACCTAACCTCGACCCAAAACCAGGGTAAAGGCAGGGGAGCGACCGACCATCAGCTAGGGCCCTTTCAAAGCCCCGGCAAAAGGCCGGTAAGGTGATCGTGAGAAACGATTCGCCCTCATCTCTAAAACGAGACGCGATTGTAAGTAGATCGCGTTCGACGTCAGTGCCAACAAGCATGCCCGCATTGCGGACAATGCTCTCGTGCAGGGTAATCAGGCTTTTCAAGCTTGCCCCTTATATGAGCTCGGCTTCCATAGCCAGAGTTCCCGCTGCCCTTACAGTTAATTCTCGCCACCCAAAAGCTGGGTAACCTTAGCGCCAGTACTGGCGTCAAGGTAATCGACGAGACCATCGACGACATACTTCGCCTCGGCCACCGAAAAACCGGAGGTCGGGATGTCCACGACGACATAAGCCGACATGGACACAGCGATGTTCTGTGCGTCGTTGAAGGGATCAGTCGTGATCTTGGACGACGTCAGCTTGATCATGCGCCTGGTGCGGTTTTTTCCGTACTGGTGCGACACGTCAAGCTTGTAGGCGCCATCGTTCTTGCAGAACTGCCCGGTTCCATTACCGGACGATGTCCGCGCGAGCGACTGCGCCTCGGCGTTTACGGTCACAGACTGAGGATCAGCGAATGCCATCTGGCACCCCTTGTGTGAAGGCCCCTTGTGGGGGCAGTTAGACAGTGCGGTGTCCCCGGCTAATGCCGAGAGCTGCTAGAATGGACCACTGCCAATCCGTAAAGGATGACAGTGTAAGTCCGAAACCGAATGGTGTGGCCTTGATCCGACGCTTGCTTTCTAGCAGGCAAACGAGGCGATCTGAGACAGTTGGCCCACCCTGGTAGGTCCACGGGGTGGAGGTATATTCTCTCTCCTCCACCTTATGTTCCATCAGGTAGCCATACTTCATCACAAGCCCGTCAAACAGGTAAGAGGACGCATTAGCAACAACGTCGCCAAAGTTCCCAAACCAGTCAGCGAGCCAGGTCCACGGAGCTAGGTTCCAGAGCGTTTCTGGGTCCAACCTAAGGCCCAGGAGGCGATGAGCCTCCATTTGCCACCTATCCACACGAGAGAGAAAATCCTTCCCGTTTGGAAGATGGTACATGAAACAACCCGAGAACCACACGTCACGGAGCGTTCGCTTCGTTAGCGTGGCTTTACCCAGCTTCGAGTAGCAGTTAGTAACCAACATCGGACACCCAACATAATTGCTGGTCACCGATGGCTGGAGACTAACTACCTCGGACGGGAACGCGTACCTACGGCGAACGGGCTTACCCGAATCCCTCGACAACTGCGTTAATATCGCAGAAGCCTGGGACAAGGATTTGACCGTCGCACGCAAGTCGCTGATCAGCGGCTTCCAGCCGAATTCGACGTTAAGATATTCTGCGCCGATCGACCGGAAATGTCGCGCCTCCTTTTTGAGTAGGGAGGCCCCCACCATTTTGGGGAGACCTTCCCTTAACTCTCCAAGGGCGACGCCAAGCTGAGCCTTCGATCTTAGAGGCGAACAGCGGGATACCGCGGTACTGCCCAACGTGATTAACGCTGAGTCAGAACTCGCGGTCAAGCCGGCCAAAGTTGTAGGCCAGTAAGTCCCGCCAACTAAACCTGAGAGCCAGGAACCGGCATACGGGCCAGAGGGGACTACATAGTCCACCTGGGGCACAATACACTCGGTAACCTTGCCCTTTCGGTTATAAAAGTTACCTCCAGAGTCCCACGCCTCTCCTTTTGGGAGGGGCCAGCGGTGACCCTCGGAGGTTGTCGTCTCAGAGACAACCAAGTTCCGAGAATAGTCAAAAGCTGTTCCCGGAATACCGTAGGAAAAATGTTGTCCCGCGGCATCATAGCAGGTATAAACTACCTGCCGTGACTTGGTTGAGGCTCCCATCTTTAACCTTCCATTCGGTGGGCATTGCGCATATTAAGCGCATGTTGTGCACTGCCGTCGAGGAGGAGGTCCCTT